GTATGCACCAACGAGAACATTGGAGTTTGAACCCTGACCTAATACAGGACGAGTTGCTGATGGAAGGAAAGTAGTGAATGCGACTTTACAGCCGTAAACATTATCTAAGCGACCAGTTGCTAGCAATTCGTTACCTAATGCAGAAATCTGTGAACCACCGCCGTATGTTGGGTTGTTAACAGCACCGCCAGTCAACTCTGCAAGCAAGCGATTCATTGAAGAACCATCTTGTCCTGCGACATTGCCTCCTTGAACATCACCGTTGCTGTCCAATACGATGATTGGAGCACCTGGCAAGCGAGCAACTTTGTAGTTCTGCTTGACATTACGGATCAACTCAAGTACGCTTGCTGAAGTGAAGCCACTTGTCCAGCCTGCAGTATTAGCAGGAAGACCAGCGTACAACAATTCCATAGCACCTAATTCAGTTGGACGAGCAAAGCCGTCTGCTGGAGTTGGTGAGTAGTTGCTGTTAGTTGGAGTTGCCTTGAATGATGTGAAGGCTTCGCAAACACGAATGTCTACCTTTTCACCATATGACTCACCAAGTTCAGCACCTAGTGTGGCAGCAAGTTCGAAACTAGTAGTCCAAGCATAGAAAATATCAAATGCTGTGGCTGCTACTGCTGGAGTTGCTGTAATGCTACCTTGTCCCAATGCTGGGTTCTGCTCGACAGCACCGCCAACACCGAATCCTGCGTTGCCTGGTTGGGCATTAGGATTGTAGTCTTGGTAAGTGATAGGAGCAAATTGTGGTACTAAGTACTGGTTACCCTGATTAGGAGCAACAACAGTTGTGTAGTCCACTAGACCTGTGCTTTCGTGCATTGCACGGAGAGCGAAATTTGCGATTGCAGTTGTAAAGCCATCGGCTTCATTGTTGCCACCGCCTAGTACATATGCCATGTTATTTTACCTCTTGTAAGTTTATAGCACTTTCTTAGATAGCGATCCTACGCTGACACCTACTGTTGTCTTGCGCAACCCTGTACCTTTACCTAATCCCATCTTAGAAGCCCACGCATTGAATGCGGCAGGATCTTTGCTGTAATCGGGTATCTGATCCATTGGTGCACCAGCAAACTGTGTCTGCCCGGGACGCAATCCAGAACCGCCTGATATTTGACTTTGCTTCAGTAACTTTGGATTACCTTGTGCAATTTCTTGTATCAAGCCTTGTAATGTAAGTGGATTACCGTCCATACCATAGCGTTCTTGTCCCTTTTGGTTTACGATGCTGAAAGAACCATCACGATTTGTCTTGATGTTACTTTTAATCTTCTGCAATGCGTAATCCTGTAAATCAGGATCAAATCTATCACTCATGTTACGAAGAATCTCCGAGTCCAATTCTTTAGTTCTCAAGGCTCGTTCTTTTTGAGCGAGGTCTCGTTGCAACTTCATGAATTGATCTCTTAGATCAGTATTGTCGGCAGACTCCTCACGCCCCATGCGTGGTTCTTGGATCTCTGCTTCCACTGGCTGTACGGAGCCACCGCGAGTTTGACTTGAAGTGCGAGCCACATATGCTAATGCTGCCTCTACGCTATCAAATTGTTGACCGCTTGCTTGAGACAATGCGTTCAAAATTGTATTGGTAGTGCTTTTGCGAATAACACCTGGGTTCACTTTTCCATCAGTAGCATTGTTATCCTGCGCTACTTCAGGGGCGGTATCGGAGCCAACGATTTCATTTTCTAACATTTAGTTTTCCTTTTGATTGTATCGTAATCATCGTATTATCGGCCAGTATTCATACCAACAAGTTGTGCGGTCACAGCCTGCTGAGTATAGAAACTTTGTCCTGTATATGTGATCGGTGTGCCGACATCTCCACCATTCACATCACCATCATCGACACCGCTGTCATATTCAGTATCGTCACCGTATATGCCTTCGGTCTCGCCAAAATCTTCTGGAGTTGGTATCTGATCACCTAGATCACGGCTATTGTTTTGCTCATTCTCTTCTGTCATCAAAGTTTTTACCATAGGATCTTGTATAGTCTCAATGTATGCTTGTTCATATTCTGCAATTGATTCTGCAGGAGCAAGCATACCAATGATATCTTTAGTTATTAGATTATCAATGATAGGATTAGTTTGTACTAACGCTTTCGCTTGTTGGAACAATGCTAATCTATAGTTTGTGTCATGCGCTTCATAGTCTGTGTTGTAATGTACTTCGCCAGCCCAACGCATGTTCATAAATCTGGCAGCAAAAGTAAAGATCAATTCTTCTGTTACTTCCATTAGTCTTGCTTTACTCTTTGCCAATCTATGAAGTTGTTTGCGTTCTTCAATAATCGCTATTCCTGACGCTAACTGATTTTTTGAATTACGCAAACCACCTAAGCCTGTCAATGCTTCTACTTGTTCTAAGATATCTTGTTGTTTCTTTATGATTTGATCAACATCGCCTGTATCGATAGGGATGCTCTCGACTTGCCCTTGCGTAGCACGAACGATTGCACCTGCGTGTACAGGAATGCTGACGCCTTTATCGGCGCGAATGATAGTGTGTGCGAATTGCAATGATGTATATGCTTCGCACTCTAATTTATAATGTTCTCTTTGTGCATCTACTGCGGCATCGATATCGCTGACACCGAAATCAATACTGCGTGGGTCGCGGCGACCATAAGCGATGAATGCTGGCAAAGCCATACCAGGAGGATATTCGCCACGACCGATTTCCTCTACCTCATCCTTCGCTATATTTTTTCCTACACGATAACTGACCCAGTAACTTGGTGTATCTGGTGTGCCAAGATGGTAACATTTGATGTACCATGCATTTTCATCTTCTGTCTCTAATACTTTGACATACTTGACCATTGGCTTGCCGCCGAACCATTCCCATTCCCAGTCCCATATGTTCATAGGACTTACTGCGACAACATATGGTCTGCCAAAATTCGCATCACCATTTTGTGCCATGTCAACGAAAACCCAGCAATGGCCGAAAATGCTAGTGAGATCACCAACACTTTCCATGAACGCATTTAAACTGCGATTCTGTAAGTCAGCATCTAACAAAAATAATTGTGCCCATTCGATGTTCTCAGGTGCTAGCATAGTGCCAGTAGGCGTGCAAAATTTTAGATCACGCTTGATGCCTGGCTCAAACAATACATCGTTGATCGTATCAACGACATAGCGGCATATTGGTTGCGCTATCGTGTTGCTTACAAGATCGAGGTATAGATTGCTGTCTTCGCTTGGTCTTTTCTTGCGAACATATGTCTTAAAAACATAGCCACCAAGATAGCCATATTGATAAGCGAGCATCTGCTCATATGTTGCGTTATAAATTTTATTCTTGTGTATTAACTCTTGTGAATTCATATAAGTTCCTGCTGACGATTATTCGCCATCGTCAAGATATTCGTAATAGTCGCCACCGAACTTCTCATCAAGGTATTCTTCTTGTTCCATAGCCGCGTATTCTTCTGGATCCATGTCCATGACATCTTCTGTCTCTTGTGTATATACGCTATATTCGTCTAATGCTTTCATGACTTCTGGGAAATCTCCAAACGCACGATCAATCTCGCTCGTGGTATGTCCCATGTCAGTAAGATATCTCACGACATCTTTTGCAAGATCATAATGATCATCTTGTGGTATGTAAAATTTAGAGATTGTATACATCTCGACCATCATTTCAAAGTCCATGGTAGGTTCCCCGTTATATAATGTTATTTATATTTTCTTTTTATTCAGCAAATGTCTATATTTGTCCATCATGCCTGGATAACATCCACCATGTTTTCTGCCGAACCATACAACATGTGCTGACCCACCACACCATTCGCAAATCTTATATGGCTCTTTGGGCTTGTTAAAGTTCTTACCATATTTCTTTTCTAATCTATGTCTGCGATCTAATGGGCTACCATATACAAGATGATCAGGATTCACGCAATTTTTAGTAGTGCATGTATGATTGATTTCTCTAGTAATATCTAAGCCTTTATGTCTTGCGCTTACTTTGTGTACTGTGACCATCACATCGCCAATGTCTGGATCTTCTTTGATCAAACCATAACCTGCATTGTTGACAGGACCAGTCCATAGCCAACATTTGTTTTTGTCTAATGGTATTATGGTGCGTCTCATTACTCTATCATAGACAGGCGTGCGCTTTTTTGGTCTTCTAGCAATCTTACTAAACATGATTTGTTCTCCTAATAAATTGTTACATTGTATTATTATTTATGCTTAGTACACCATGTGATCAACTTCTACTTTGCCATCTAATATCTCTTCCCAACTTGGCCCCCCTGGATATAATGGGCTATCAGGCATATGCTCTAAGCCTGGCTTAGTCAATTGCTGATAGCGTGGGTCCATACCAATATATTCTTTGAATCCTAGATCGTCATGCGTGATAGGGAACAGATGATGTATGCCATAACGCAACGCATCGCCTAATCCGTCTATGTGTGCGTATTTCTGTTCAGTATATTTTACTAATCGTTTGCGACTACCATCTTCGAAATGGTATGTTGACAATGCTTCTAATAAAAATTTGTCATCATCTCTGATGATCAAGCCACCACGATTGATAAACGCATTGCTTGTGTTGTCTGTGTCAGATACTAATGGATTGCTCTTGCGACTATTGACTATGGTAAAGCCAAACTTTTCAAGAATGATGCGATCCGTGACGCCAAACGGGCTAGTAGTGTCACGATTGACTTGCGTACCTGACATGTCGATGATGCTATATAATCTGCGCTTAGGAAAGTCGCGGCGAATAGCGTCAGCGATTCCTTCAGTCGAACAGTCTGGTATCGCATAACTTTTAAGTATCTCGATAGTACCATTCTTTTTTCCTTCGTGCGTGACTTGCGCAACTAAGGCGCACATCACTCTTTTGTTAAAATCGTGAAAAGTGTATAAGTCTCCACCACGATCTATCATTATGTTGACAGCATGTTTATGTTTGTCGAACGAATAATAGAACTGATCGGCTACACTCTCCCAGGCACATAGATAATCTTGTGCAAATTTCAATGGACTCAATATTCTTTTTTGCTCTTCGATATATTGTTTATTACCACTACGCATCTGCTCGTAATTAAAGTGCCGTACGATGTACTTTTCAGGCCTATCAAGAGCCATCTTGAATAGGTCGTACAGTGGTCCAGTGCCATTGGGCGTGCTTATCACGATCAGTCTACCTTGACTGTCGGGTTGACCCACACTAGGACGCAATCTGTTTGTGATCTCTTGTAATGTATCTGATGTATAGAGCGCGGCTTCGTCTGCGATCCATACGCCAACATTGAGACCTCGTAGATTCTCACGCTGTTCTGCACTCTTGCAACGAATGAAGACACCGTTAGGAAATTTTATAGTGAGTTCACTATTGTTTATGTCTGTACCATCTTTTAATCCAAAGTGATTGATACAACTTTTCTTTAATGGTTCCCATATGAGGGACTTGATCATGGCGCCTGTTGGTGCCGAGTATATGATATCTTTATTTTTATGGAAGCGTTCGTCAGTAGCAAAGATAGGCAATGCTATGCTGGCTAAGAATGTCTTGCCACTGCCCACAGGCACGATGTGTATGCAATGCTTGTCTGTGTCAAGCATGTCTTGCAACAATGTGCTTTGCTCACCAAATAGAGGTATCTCAATCTTTTGCATCAGTTGTTATTGTGACAGGTATGTTTGTCCAATCGTTTAGTTCACGCTGTGGGAAAATAAAATTTGCATTCATGCTTTCACCATTGGTAGTGACATCAACTTTATCTGCGATCACTTTGCTCAATATCGTTTTCTCATAATCACGCACGGCTTGCCAATCAGCACGCAAGAAACTATCACGATAGTGTTCTGCAAGCAATTGCTCAAAGCGTTTGCCTGTAGTTCTCTGTATCTGTTTCAGTAGTTCTGAACCAGATAACTTTTGTATCATTCCTTTTTTTCTGCCGGCGCCGGGTCTTGCGCCCCCGCGTTTTGATTTTGGTTTATCTGTTTCTTCAAACATTCTGTGTCTCCTTTTACTATCACAATGATAGTGCCATCACTTTTCTGTATGGGCATTGTTACGCTCGTTGTAAATCTGTTCTAAAATCTGTACACGCTCATGCGTACCGGCGTGTAGTTTCATTCTGTCTAATAGTTCTTTTGCGTTAGGCAAACTATCGTTCTTCATGGCATCTACAAATGCTTTCCATGAATTCTTATCGTCTAACTTGTTCCAATAATATGTTGTATCATCACTCATTTTTTTTGCACCGAGTATTTGCCACAGCAGCCTGGCACGAAATCATAACCTAATCTGTCTAAACGCTTGACGATATAATCTAGGTTGATGCTA